CACCGCCCCCCCTCCCTAATCCAACACCGCGCCCGCACGCACACGTAGCAAGCCCCATGCCAGCCCCCTCACTCGCCCACTGCACAGTCGCGCACCACCTCCTCGCACGCTACCGTCCTCGCTGCTACTCAATCGTGCGCTATGCAGTAGCGAGCTAGTGGGGCGGGGGCGATGGAAGCGTGTGTGATTGAGTGGTGGGGGGGGGGGTGGGTATGAGGTGGGGGGGGGGGGGGGGGGAAATGTGGAGCTGAGAAGTGTAGGCATAGCAGCATGGCAGATTTTTTTAAAAATTTATAAGAGTGTTGCCCCACCGCAACTATCGCACTCTCCCTCTGACTGGTCCCCCTATAGTTATGGCGACGCGTTACCGGCTAGTAACGCGGCGGTGGAATGAGGCACTACTGCAATATGCTGTCCGGAAGCGCGGCGATCTGCTTTAACCCGATTACACTACTGAGACCCCCATGGCCGGCCTACGGGTCAAAGGCAGCCAACGGGTTGCTGTTTCATGCAGTCACTTGAACCTTCCAGTTATCGATCCACCGCAACGGGAGCCCGCGATGTCAGGCAATCAGGAAATCAAGAAGGTCAGTCACATCCATGAGTGCATTATCAATGAGATGCTGCTGAACCCGCAGGTCATGCAAAAAGAGCTCTGCGAGATGTTTGGTTACAGCCAGAGCTGGATGGCCCGGCTGACAAACAGCGATTCGTTCCAGGCACGGCTGGCGGAGCGTCGCCGGGAGCTTGTGGACCCGGTCCTGGCAGCGCGGCTCAACGATCGGCTCAAAAGCGCTGTGGTGCAGAGTGTGGATCAGATTCAGCGGAAACTCGACGCCGGGGATAACGCGGATCTGGCACTGCAGTCGCTCGGTGTGTTCGCTGAAGCGGCGGGCGTGCTGTCGACACTGAAGAAGTGAGCCGCACGCGATGCGTACCCAAGCGGAGCTGTACAGCGAACATGTCGCGGAGGAAGTGATGAAGGCAAAAGCTAAGCTCAAAAGCGACCCGCTAGCAGCTGCTGCTCAAGGCCTAATCGATGCGCACGTCTCTGTGGATGTCGATGATGACCTGACAGCACTGCTCAACGAGTCGAGCAAGGCTTCCGGCCGGGAGTTCGTTCGCAAACCACAATACACCGCCGATGCGATGGTGCAGCTCTTTATCGACCACCCGCAGTGGACGCACTCACAATTCGCTGATCACTTCGGCTACCGGGCGAGCTGGTTTGCGGGGGTGCTGATTAGCAACAACCTCCAGGCCGCTCTTGAGCGGCGCCGGGAGGAGGTCGCAGCGGTGAACCCACTGCTCGCCGGGACCATGCAGGAGATGTTTCAAGCCGCCACGGTGCAAGCCCTATCGGTACTGCAGTTGCGGATGGAAGACCCCAAGGCTACGAATGAGTTGCTGCTGGATGTCGCGAAGATCGGGATCAAGGCGCTTGGGCTGGGGAATCCGAATCAAGCTCCGGCGGTAAAGGAACCCCCGCGCACGATCCATGATCTGGCCTCGGGGTTGCTTAAGGCCAATCCACCAGCACAGTCCACGACTCCTGCGAATGACCTCACGATTGAGATTGCACTGCAGGAAGTTCCGGCCTCTAACGACTCCAACGACGAAGATGAAGCATGAGCCATTCCCCTGCAGCCAAGGTCCACCTCACGGCCGAGCTTGTCGAAGCCTTTTCGACTCGCTATTTGTCGCGGCAGTTCGATGAGGCAAAAGCTATTCCGAACTTCCACCGGGAGTGCTGGAAGCTTTACTGCAGCACGGAAGTGCTGATGGCAGGGGTTGCGGCGCCTCGGGGGCATGCGAAGAGCACCGCGCTCACCACGGTTTACATGTTGGCAGTAATGCTTTTCCGTGTGGAGGAGTACGCGATCCTTGTCAGTAGCAATGAGGAAATGGCGATTGAGCTCCTGGGGGATATCGCCAGGGAACTCAACGACAACGAGGATCTGATTAATGATTTCCAGGTTGAGAAGTTCCTTGTCTCCGCGAAGACCGATATCATCGTGCTGTTCAAGGACGGGCATCAGTTCCGAATCATTGCTCGGGGCAGTGGTCAGAAGATGCGAGGCCGGAAGTGGCGCGGGAAGCGCCCAGGGCTTATCGTGTGCGACGATCTGGAAGACGACGAGCAAGTCGAGAACATCGATCGCAGGGTGAAGTTCCGCCGCTGGTTCTATCGGGCACTGCTGCCAGCGATGCGTCGTGGGGGTCGGGTCCGCATCCACGGCACGATTCTGCACGAGGACGCACTGCTGGCGAGGTTGATGAAAGACAAGACTTGGCAGACCAGATTCTACCGCGCTCATGCAGCATTCGATGACTTCAGCGATATCCTGTGGCCAGAGCAGTTTACAGAGCCCGCGCTTCGCGCTATCCGGGATTCGTTTGTCGCGCAGTTCGATGCCAGCGGCTATTCGCAAGAGTACCTCAACGACCCTTTTGACAATGCGGAAGCCTATCTCCGAAAAGATGACTTCATCGAGATGGACGACGCCGATCACAAGCTCCCGAAAAAGCTATGCGTGGGCGTGGACTTCGCTGTGTCGCGCAAGGACAAGGCGAACCGAACCGCACTCTGCATCGGTGGACAGGACTGGAAGAACCGCATACATGTCATCGACGAACGAGTAGGCCGCTGGGATACTCTTGAACTGATTGATGAAATGTTCGACGTGCAGGTGGCTTATAGCCCAGAACTGTTCTTCGTGGAAGACGGTGTGATCTGGAAGTCCATCGAGCCAATGCTTTATCAGGAAATGCAGGTGCGGGGTGTGTACCTGAACTGCTTCCCGATGCTCTCGGTGAAGGACAAGAAAACAAATGGCCGGAGCTTCCAAAAGCGAATGAAGGCCCGAGTGATGCGGTATAACAAATCCGGAAGCTGGTACGTGGGGTATGAAGCCGAGCTCCTACGGTTTACTGGCGATAGTGATGCAGTGCTGGATGACCAATTCGACTCCACAGCGATTCTGTGCCGAGGGTTCGATGGTATGTCACTGATCAACGAGGAAGAATTCATGGATGACGAAGAGCTGTACGAGCGAGGCCACGGCCCTAGCCGGAACTCCTCGCGGTCCCAAGTAACTGGCTACTAACTGTGAAAGCTAAAGATGCCGACAATTGACAAAATGGTAGCAGCGACGAACATCGCAACGATGCTGGGCAGTGAAGAGCTGTCACGCATCGGGGCCGAGGCGGTGAGCGGTTACGAAGCTGATCGCACGTCGCGATCGCAGTGGGAAGAGCGGCAGGCCACGGCTATCAAGCTGGCGCTGCAGGTCGTGGAGAGCAAGGATTTTCCGTGGACGAACTGTAGCAATGTGAAATTCCCGCTGGTGACGGTAGCCGCGTTGCAGTTCCTGTCGCGCGTGGCAATCCTGACGAAGGGCCGGCAGCTGGTGAAGTGCGAGGTTGTCGGCCACGATGAAGACGGGCAGCTCGGGGCACGGGCCAAGCGCATCAGCGAGCACATGAGTTATCAGCTGGTCGAGGAGGACCTCGACTGGATCGATGATGACGAGAAAGCGAAGCTTGCCGCGAGTATCGTTGGCTGCGCTTTCAAGAAATCGTACTTCGATCCGATTGCTGGGATCAGTATCAGCGAACACGTTCCGGCGGTTGACTTCGTGGTGGACTACCGCACGAAGTCCCTGGCCAAGGCCAACCGCATGACGCAGCTCATTGCAATGACCGCGAACGACGTGCAAGAGCGCGTCGCCAGTGAGCGTTTCGTGGCAATGGATTCGGAACAGGATTCGCTGCCAGCGAGTGGCCCGATGCAAGCTGCGAAAGACGACGCGCAAGGCACCCGAAGCCAGGGCAATGTTGCCAGCGGCGGCTACTTCGAGATTCTGGAGCAGCATTGCTGGCTCGACCTCGATGGGGATAACTATCGCGAACCTTACATTGTGTGGGTTCGTCGCGACACTGCACAAGTCCTGCGGATCGTTGCACGCTACTTCGACACTGGTGACGTCCACCGCAAGAACGATGGCGCGATCCAGATCGAACGGATTCGCTCGGCGACCCTGAGCGACGAGGCGAAAGCCGCTTCTGAGCAGAAGCAGAAACAACTGCGAGAGGTCAAAGGCAATTCGATCACCCGCATCGACCCACAGCAGTTCTTCACCAAAATCCCCTTCATCCCGAGCCCGGATGGCGGGTTCTACGACCTGGGCCTGGGCTCCCTGCTCGGCCCGATCAATGCCTCAGTCGATACGCTGGTGAATCAGCTCATCGATGGCGGTACGATGTCGAACACTGCCGGCGGGTTCCTCGGGCGTGGCGTGAAGCTGAAAGGAGGCAAGACTACCTTCGATCCGTTTGAATGGAAGCCAGTGGACAGCCCCGGCGATGACCTGCGGAAGAACATCGTGCCGCTGCCGGTGCGGGAGCCGTCGAATGTGCTGTTCCAGTTGCTGGGACTGCTCGTAGGCTATGGCGAGAAGATTAGCGGTGCCACGGACATCATGACGGGTGTGAGCCCTGGGCAGAACACCCCAGCGGAAACCAGCCGCAACACGATCGAACAGGGCATGAAGATTTTCAGCGGGATTTACGGTCGCATGTTCCGGGCGTTCAAATCGGAACTGGCACTGCGGTACAAGCTGAACCAGCTGTACCTTCCCGCGAGTGCGAAGTTCCTGTCGATGACAACTGGGAAGGGTGCACTGATCACCCAGAAAGACTACATGGTGGATGACGCGCTGATTTTCCCTGCGGCTGATCCAGTGGTTGCGAGTGAGACGCAACGCCAGCAACGCGCGATGATGCTCAAGCAGAATGCTGCGCAAACCCCAGGTTACGACCGGTATCAAGTGGAGTTGGACTTCCTTGCTGCGTTCGATGTGCTGGAAGTCTCCCGGATTTACCCTGATCCGAAAGGTCCACACGCTGTGCCGCCTCCGCAGAACCCGCAACTGGAACTGGAAAAAGCCGCGCTGGAACTCAAGAAGGCCGAACACGAATTCAACGTCAAATCGTCGATCTTCGAACTGCAATCCCAGGCCTCCGTCAACGAAGCGAAGGTCAAGCAGCTCGAAGCTCAGGCCACGAAACTCCTGGCCGAAGCGGACGGCGTCGACATCACGCAGCAAATCGCAGCGATCAATGCCCAGACCGGTGCGGCGAAGGCCCACCAAGAAGGCTTGGTACAAGCAATGGGCGTGTTGCAACGCCTGGCAGACCAGCATCATGATAGTCGGAAGCTGGATATCCTGGAGTCGGCAGCGAAAGCTAACGCCTCCCCAACCGCAGCAAAGAAGGAGTAAGCTATGACGGTAGCAGTGGTAGAAGCAGAGCGCCGGGAGTGGAGACAGCACCCGGTGACACAGGAGTTCCTGGCCTCACTCAAGGCAAGTAAGCAGGAAGCTATGGAAATGTGGGCAGGGGAAAAGTTCGTCGGAGAGACGGCGGAATTGACGCTGGCAGCTAATACGGCAGCGCTGGGTGGGATGCGGCTGCTGAATCAAGTGATTGACCAAATCGAAGCCATGGGAGAAGAAGAATGAGCACACCAGTAATCGACCGCACGCAAGGTTGGCGCGCCGCCAAAGGCCCACAAACGGCCAATACCTCCGGCTTCCGCGCCACCGGCCATCGCTTGCTGCTCGTGTCCAGCGAAATTGAAACCGTCACTGCCGGCGGTATTGTCCTGGCGCAAAAAACCATCGACAAAGAACGCTCCTCGAATGTCTACGCGACAGTTGTGGAAATCGGCCACGATGCCTGGGCAGACAAGTCCGCGGACTACTGCGATGTCGGTGATCGCGTGCTGATCGGCCAGTACACCGGTAAGTTCGAAACGTCGAAGCGCGACGGCAAAGAGTACAGGTTCGTTACGGACCTGGATATCATCAGTACCGTTGAAGATTGAATTCCACCGCCGCGTTACCAGCTAGTAACGCGGTCACAAAACCCTAGCCAAAGGAAATACTGCCATGCCAAACCCTAACAACCTGCAAGTTGACCCTGCTGTTGAGCTGACCTCAGAAGAAGAGTTCGACCTCGCGGCGGCTGAAGAAATCGCTGCCACTAGTGGCAAAGCCCCAGCTGCAAACACTGCCGCGCTTTCCGACGACGAGAAGTGGGCCCAGGTCAACTCCTCACTGGAAGCTGAAGCCGCCCGCAAAGGCTGGAAGCCCAAGGAACAGTTTGCCGGCGATCCGAAGGATTGGGTTGATGCCCAAACCTTCGTGGCACGCGGTGAGAGGTTTGTCAAGAATCTCCAGAAGGAAGTCGCGGGCCTGAAGCAAAAGCTCGACAGCTTCGAAGGCACCAAGGCGCAGTTCATCAAGTTCCAAAGCGAGGTCATGGCAGCGAAGGACAAGGAGCTGTCCGATGCGCTGCGTCAGCTTCGGGTGCAGCGTAGCGAGGCACAAGCCGACGGCGATCACGAAAGCGTCGTCGCACTGGAAGATCGCATCGAGAGTGTTACGAAGGAACGCACGGAAGCTAAAGCCGAACTCGCCGCTGTGACGGCACCAGCGGCCCCTACCGCAGATCCGGTGCTGGAAGCCTGGATCGGCGACGGCAATGATTGGTTCACAACTGATGCAAAGCTCCGTACCTATGCAATCCAGCTCGGCGACGAGCTCCGTGCTCAAGGCGAAACCCTGAACGGCCGGGCCTTTCTGGACAAGGTCGCTACACTGATGGCAGCAGAATTCCCGACGAAGTTCGGGGGCAACCCGAATCGCACGCGGGCTGCTGTTGCAGAGAGCGGTCGCAGCACTGCCGCAGTCGCTGGCGCTAAATCCGAGCGCGATCTGCCTGCAGCTGACCGTGCCCTGATGCGGGAATTTATCGCCGCAGGATACGTTACCAAGGAGAAGTTCCTCTCGGACTACTTCTCGCGTAACACTTAACCCTTTCGCTGTCCCCTTTCGTTTTTCCTTCTAGGAGCCTCGCCATGCCTGACAACACCCCACACCCTTCCCTGCCAGCTGCCGTCGTCGCAGCCCAAGCTCGCATCGCCTCGGAACGTCCAGAAGCTGAACGCAGCCGTCCGGAACAATTCGGTGGCTTACGCCTCAAACTCTCTGTACCCCAGACCATTCCAGGATTCCACTTGTACTGGGCCAATGATGATGGTGAGGTGGACCAACTCGTCGAAGAAGGCTTCGATCTGGTCCGCCCTTCCGAAATGGGCACCGAAGCTTCCCGCCGCTTGCAGCGCCGCGTCGTTGCCGATGAGGACATTGCAGACAGCTACAGCCGACACGTCGGCACCAAAGAAGATGGCAGCGCATTGCGCGCCTATCTCATGAAGATCGCTGACGAAAAGTGGGAAGATCGTCAAGCCATGAAGCTTGCCCAAGCAGATGCCTGGGACAGCGCAATCCGTAAGGGTGCAGTCGAGAACGTCGACAGCCGCTACACCCCTCGCGGTCATGACATCAAGCTCAATACGCGCAATCGCGAATCCTGAGCCCTAAACTAACAACCAACCTCTTACCTGAAGGAGCCTTGCAATGGCTAACTTGAATGCACCTCGCGGCTTTGTGCCGGTGCGCTATCTCAACGGCGCAGCTTGGAACGGCGCCACGAACCTGTACTACATTCCGTCCACGGACAACAACGTGTATTCGCCGGGCGATGCCGTGAAATCCCTGGCAGGTGGCGATGCCAATGGTGTGCCGGGAATTGTGAAAGCGGCTGGTACTGACACGCTGCGTGGTATCATCACCAACATCCTGGTGGCAGCTCCGAACAATCCGTCGCTGAGCGGCACCGTGCTGGACCTGACCACGCTGCAAGCCCCGGCCACGAAAGCTAAAGCCTACTACGCGCTCGTCGTGGACGATCCTGCAGTGCTGTTCGAAATCCAAGATGACGGCTTGGCCGCCCTCACGGCAACGAGCTGCAACAAGAACGCTTCGTTCACCGTGGCAAACCCAACAGCGCCGCAGCAGAACTCGGCATCGGTCCTGGGTACGGCAACTGTCAACACCACCCAAGCGCTGAACCTGCGAATCTTCGGCCTCGTGCCACGCGACGACAACGCCTTCGGCGTGAACGCCAAGTGGTTGGTCAAGATCAACCAACACGAACTGGAAGGCAACACCGCCGGCATCTAAGCCCACGGCCGTTACCACCAACAACCAACAGCAAGGAGCATCATCATGGCAGGTGTAATGAATACTGGCAGCTTTCCCAAGGCACTCTGGGAAGGTGTAAAAGCCTGGTGGGACAGCGCTGCAAAGGGCACCCCGAACTACTACGAGGTACTGTTCCGCAAGGAGACCTCCACGAAGAACTACGAAGAGTACGTCCAGGCTGTCGGCCTGGGCATCGCGCCTCGTAAGCAGGAAGGCCAACCGATCAGCTACGACACGATGCAACAAGGCTTCGTGACTCGCGGCACGAACGTCGCGTACGGCCTGGGCATCATCACCACCCACGAAGAACTCAAGGACAACCTGTACGTCAAGTTGACCAAGGGTCGCACCGAGAAGCTCCGCCGCTCGTTCAACGAGACGAAGAACATCAACGCTTCGAACATCTACAATCGCGCCTTCAACAGCGCGTACCTCGGCGGCGACGGTGTATCGTTGCTGAATGTCGCGCATCCGAATATGTCGGGCGGCACCTGGCAGAACAAGCTCGCTGTCGACGCTGCGCTGTCCCAAGCAGCAATCGAAGACATGCTGATCCTGATGATGCAGGCCAAGGACGATCGCGGCTTCATCGAGCCGCTGATGGGTGACAAGTTGGCTGTTCACCCGAACAACTACTTCAATGGTGAACGCATCCTCAAGACTGCAAAGCAGGTCGGTACGCAGAACAACGACATCAACCCTATCCAGACGATGGGGATGCTGCCGGGCGGTATCTGCTCCAACCCGTACTTCACCGCGACCGGCCCGTGGTTCATCACCACGAACTGTCAGGACGGCATGATCTGGCAAGAGCGTGAAGCACTCGAAGTCTGGGAAGACAACGACGGGGATACTCGCAACTACAAGGTCGGCGCATATGAGCGCTATACCTTCCTGTGGGCGAACCCTCGTGGTCTGTACGGCAGCAACGCCGCCTAAGTGTAAACGGCCAGGGGCGAAAGCCTCAAGGAATTCCGTGGCCGCGTTACCGCCGAGTAACGTGTTCGCGGAATTTTTTTTGTACTCCCTTTCCTTGTAAGGAACTGCTATGCCTACCACCCCAACCCGAAGCCCCAACGGCCTCAATAACGCCCCGCTGGGCTCCGCGATGACCCGCTCGGCCGTGATGGATCAGAGCGTAACGCACCAATTCTTTGATGACTTTACGGAGTACGTCGCAGCGGCCTGGACGGTCTCCAACACCGGTGTTACGCCGACGAATGCCCTGACGGCTGAAGACGGCGGCGTGCTGCTCAACACCACGACTGCCGGTGCTACGGACGCGACGTTCCTGCAGAAGCCTTCAGCGAGCTTCAAGTTCGTCGCGGGTAAGCAAGCCTTTTTCAAGGCTCGTTTGAAGATGTCTGATGCCACCGCCAGCGATGTGTACGCCGGCATGATTGCAACTTCGGCAACTCCGTTGGCCGCGAACGACGGCTTGTACTTCTTCAAAGCGACTGGCCAGACCGGCTGGATTCTGCGGAGCAGCATCGGTGGCGTGAACACCGACACGGCACTGCCAGCCGCTCTAGTCGCGGCCAACGCCACGTACCTGGAGGTCGGCTTCGCCTTCGATGGTTCGTCGGTGTTTGTGTACTTCAACTCCCCGATCGGTACACAGACCTTCGACCCCGCCACGATGAATCGCGGGCATGTCGCGGTGTTCTCGGCTGCAGGCGCTCTGACCACGGCCCTCGTCACCCCGAGCTTCGGCGTGCGCAACGGCGCAGCAGCAATCAAAACGATGTCCGTGGACTATGTCCTGGCTTCGTTCGAACGCTAATCGCTAGCAAGAAAGGAACTTCCAAATGGCAAACTCGTCCACTGTTCAAGTCGTCATCGACGGTCCACGCAATGTCAGTATCAAGTTCGAAGGTGTGCTTGACAGTGGCGATCTGGCCTATGCGGTGATCCTGGACCCCGCTACCCTTGCCGGGATTGACAACACCGGCACGCTCAAAGCAACGAAACTGCGCATCGAGCATGTGCAGTTCAGCATCGAGG